CTCGTGTTAACCTTCAAGCCAACCTCCGTAAGGATGTTGACAAGAAGCCCATAGGCTCTGGTGGCGATAATGATATCGTCCCCAAAAACCTGTATCTCCTTGGCCCTTCGTGCGATAGCACGACGCGTCATATCCCAATCGTCGTCCGCACACATAAGTGCGAACTGCGAGATGCACGTATAAACGAGCGTCTGGATCGGAAAAATGACTGCGGAACCCATAGTAGCAAACTTGCGCAATTGCACAAGCTTGCTCACTCCAGCGAGACGTAAGTCTGCTGGAATATAGCAACTACGGGTTCTGCTGGCATGCAGTGCGTCTAAGAGAGGTCGATGAGTCTGTAAAACATACTCAACGAGACGGGTGGTCAATCGATCACTCGCTTCACTTAGATCTACCGTTGCATGCTCCCTAGTATAGGAAGCATGGCGTGCCTTCTCTTGACTCTTAGCTTGATTGCGAAAGTCAATTGAATCTGCGATTGCGGATTGAGAAATTACTTCCTCAAGCCACCGTTGCAGGCCGCCTTGAATCCACTGATGAGCAGTAGGTTCAGCTGCGATTAGACGAGGACCCTTCTGGGTCTTCGGCACTGATATCAGCTTCGAACTTGGCTCCCAGTCTGATGTCGGGACGCGTTCCACAGAGTGGGACGCGAACCAGTCAAACGGGAAGACATTCTCGAGCTTGCGCGGCCAGTGAAGAAAGTCATACTTAATGACCTTCGGATCACTGTCCGACACAACTCCGGGACCATGTTTCGGCCTTAATGACCAGACATCTAAGTCTCCAAAGGAGGTTACGATTGCCCCGCAAAGGGTTCGGAACTTATCCCAAGGTATACTAGGTCTAGACTCGTCCTCATCTAAGAAGGCGAGCTGAAGTTGCTGACGAGCAACTTCAAGATCTCCATATATGGGGTGACCGCTTCGCGGTCTCCATATAGGATGATCACTGTCCCAAGTATCAGGCCAAGAACGGACCATACGATTTTCAATAGACTCAAAAGAGTCAGTTGAGGCGTAGGTTCGGGCATCTTCACACTCCATCTTGAGTTTCTTCAACAGATAGTATATCTGCCGAAGAGCCAGGATAGAATATGGATCTGCATCATGCCGAATGATACCTTGATCGTCAAAGAT